GATATCGCGTTGCTCACGCCGCGCGTCGTATCGTACGCTTGCCAGCTATTGTTTGCATCTCGATTTTTGATGTTCACAAAATTGGGAGCGAAAGGTACGGAAGTTACGCTTGCAGACGCACCTGTGCCTTCTCGTAGTACATCATCTGCGTATTTCGATGTGTCAAACGTCGTCGGATCAGGTAGGTTCTTTCCGACCAGCGTAGTCGAAAGGATTCGAGCCCGCGCGGCAGAGCTAGTAGAACCGTCTTGTGCAATAAACCAGTAACGCCCCGTTAAACCAGTCGCCGCGACACCTTGGTCAACACCGTTCTTCTCGAAAGAGAGAGACCCGTTATTCACTTTTACCGTAATGACATCACCAGTAGTCCACGTTTCACCGTATGCACTATCGGAGAGGCCGACACGGATCTTTCCATTTGGCAGATATATGATGCAACCAGTGTGGTTGATGTCCTGCGGTACCATACGATTACTAATCCCAATCGCAAGGGCGTTATAGAGAACAGCTTCGATCTCCATCTCGTAGGTGCTTTCTTCAATCTGGAACGAATACGTGGAGTAGGAAACGCCTCTGTTCGAGCCTCCGCTAATGAGGTATTTATTACCTTCTTGCCAAGACATCCCGCTCCAAGCGAGCGGATTCCATGTGGCGTGGTTGTTCGTTGGCGTATCAGCAGTTTGTTCAGGACTGCCGAGGACAGCAAAATCATGTCCATTACCAGACTGATCCTTACCTAAAACCAAACCATTCGAGAAATCAAGGTAGTAGCCATTTGTCCCGTAAGATCCAGTGTAGGCGTTGGCAACCCAGAACCCATCGACTTGGTCAGAAAAGGACCCAAAGTCAGCCGCCGTGAGGGCCAAACCGTCAATAAAGTGGAAGTTCGATACGTAACCGTCAAGAAAAGAGCTGCTCCCAGCAGAAGCATTACCAATCGTATGGAGAACTGTGTCATTGACCGGCAGATTAGAAACACCAGGGTATGAAGCTGCATCCCAGTCGGTGATTAACCGACCGTTGATCCAAAGCTTGAGCCTGTCAGCAGCAGTAGCTTCGGTTTCGTCAACAACCAGAGTAAAATGGCTATGCCCTGCCGTATCTCGAAAGATACCATTCGTCTGATAGTTAAAATTATTCCCCGAAAGAGTATTATTAATGATTAAACTATCGTTTGACGAGGTGAAGTACACCATAAACCGGCTGGCTGTAGAATTACCAGCACTAAAAATAGTCTGATCAGTATCGAGACCACCTTTCTTCAAAGACCAGTGCAGTGTAAACGTCTGCCGATTTCCTGCACTTACCGGTGTACGACTCAGATAATCTGTGCTGCCTTTGAGTAGAATCGAATTTTCGATTTCGTAGGGAGAGACAGATTTATCAGCGCCCATCAATCCTTGTTTAAGATTCAAAGCCATGCGAGCCTCGTTTAGCTAAAGTCTTGCGTGATGGCGCAGTACATGTTAGTACCATCAGAGCGGCATGTCATCACATCCACTGCTTCCGTCGTTGTAGTGACGACCGGAGTGGCACCACCAGGGAACTTGTAGGTTGTGTGGAACGACAGTGTTCTACCACCAGTGGCATCTTGCTTAATAATAAGTTGATACTCACCACCATCTTGCATGTTCGTAGGAGCGTCGAGTGTGCGATCACCGCCCAGAGTAATTGTAGAAGCCTGATTTGCAGAAAGATCCCAGGCAATGACACCGGCGTCTGTAAGAGCGGTACCATTAAAGTTTTGAGCGGCGGTCCATTCTTGAGCAGTGTCCGTCTTAGCGGTGTCTGCGTCGTAAGCCTGAACATCAACACCGACCTCGACGTCCATAGCCTGCTGTGCTGCGGCAGCGGTGGCTGCAACAAATACAGCGTCACCAACGACTGTAGAACCGAGCGCAGTACGCATCTCAGCTGCCGTATACGCAGGATAGGAGGTAGTACCCAGGTCATACTCGCCAATGAACTTATTATCTTCCGGTGTCGGAAGAGGCTCAGCAGCTGCAGCAGAATCCGTCAGGTTGTCGAAAGATCCAGCGGTCATTCTGTTCTCAACCGTAGCGCCGGTAGAAAAAGCAGAAGCAGCGGTAGATTCTTGAGCACGTTCAATCGTGAAAACATCACCGAAACGTGCAGTGCATTTAACAATCTCCAGAGTACCGTTAGATGCAACGATAGTACACATAAAGTACTCGGCTCCGGAGGGGGAAGGAAAGAGAGAGCCAGTACCAGTAGCTACCGTCATTGACGTAGCGGAATCTGTGATTCCAGAGGCCAGTGTAGTACTAGCATTGTTAGCAAATTTAACAGCCATTTAAACTCCAAAGATTAAAAATTATCCCAATTAACAAGTTGAATAAGTTCGGGGCTTGTAACTACTTCAGCGTCCCAGTCAGAGATCGTGATCGGTACACCACCATAGTAGAAGTACATCGGTTCAGCAGTAGCTGTTCCAGTACCAGTAGCAGCTCCTCCGATAAACGGGGAGGACATATAGAATGTACCAGTCATAAAGCCAGTACCTACGATATCCCCTGACATCCCAGAGAAGCTGACGAAGTTCGCATCACTAGAACCAACGCCTGTGATACTAGCCGAAAGAGAATCAACCAATCCGGCATTAACCGCAAACGTATTCCAAGGCTGCGAGTTAATTGGATAGAAAGAGCTCATTAGTCCACGCTAAGGGTAAGAGTGCTCAACAGGAAGCGAGGGCTGTCACCAATCTTAATCTCACGACCACCGCCAGTAAGCGGGCCCCACATAAGAACGTTACCAGAAGTGGCAGCATCCATTACAGCGAAGTGCGTGACTTGACCCCAATCAGCAGTAGCTGTACTAAAGATCAGTTCAGCGACACTGTTGGTTACAGTTCCGCCAGCAGCGGCAGGAAAGGATGTGCTAGCATCCAGCCGGACATAAGATCCGCCAGACACTTCAGTCTGAGAACCCTCAACGTTATCTTCAAGACCAGCATCCGAGGTGAACAGAGCCAGATACGATGCGGTGGGCATCGTCCAGGCAGCGGTCATCAAGATGTGATCGAGGATTTTATTTTCAGTATATACGCTAAAAGCAGACATATATTATAACCTCTATAGACCTAAAAAGTCTTGTGCGTACATTGTATTAGAAATCATCTGTCTAGATTTCTGTGCAGCACTCTTTGCGCGGGATACACCCGAGCGAAATTCAGAACGATGAAACGACACGAGTTGAGCATCAGCCCACACACGGCCTACCATAGCCTTCAAACGAGCCAAGGCACCATGCGCGATGGCTTCAACCCAGTTCTCTAAAAGAAATTCGGGGCACTGCGTACTCGTACGCTTCGGCTTCAGAGCGACTTCAACATAAAGACCATCCTCGATGTCTTCCGTCGGAGTACCTACAAGACGTACTGTGTACGGAGTATCCATGAAACATTTCGTAGACTGTGTCGAAGACAAGTTCCGCCAGTCCTGTGCGACTGCAGCCAGATCTTTCTGAGCTACGATCTCGATAGGTGTGTCAGAGATCGATGCGAAGGTGAGCGACGCAGCAATTGCATCGTCATCACGAGCATCAAAACCATACCTAGAAAATCCAGCAAGAATATCTGTCTTCTCCGAAGGTGCTGTCCAGATAAAGGACTTATCACAAAACTCGATCACGGCATCTCGAATGGCAGTCTTTGCAATACCCTTTGGACAACCGTGAACTTCGGGGAGGACGTACTCATAAAAAGCTTCGTAGTTAACGTAAGTCATTATTGCGTAGCCTCCATAACCTCAATCTTAGGCTGAACAACAACCGAAGCCTGGTACTCAATACCAAGGCCCTGATAGAAAGCTTGTTCATACTGAGCTGAGATTGCCATGTCGTTCATTGCGCTGCTGTCCACAGAGAAACACAAGTAGAGCATGTAGGCGACCAGCGCTGACCTGAAGATGTCTTCAATCGGGATGTCCATCTCGAGGATAACGTCAAAGTCATCCGTCAGTTCAGAGTAAGAGTCGACGCCAAAAGAATAATCCATCTCTACGTAAACTGTGTCAGCGGCAGACGGCGGAGGAGAAACCCAAAATGTCCGAGGACTTCTGGAGTCGTAAGCGAACTCGTCAATGTCTGTAACTGTGGCAGTTGTCGAGTGCCAGTTAGAAAAGTAATCGAGATCTTTTCTTTCTACTTGAAGTACTGGAGCACCATTTGTCCAGTTAGGGGCAGAGCCCTCTTTATTCATGTAGATATCAATGAGAGCATAACCATCAGACGGAATTTCTTGCCGTGTGCCTGCAGCCAAACCGACAACGTCTGTCTTGACGTTAGAGTCGGGGCGTACTAAAATCAGTTTAAGGATGGCGTCATCCAGAAACTTAAGATACTGCGCCTGGCTCAAACGAACGTAGCTTGTATCATTATATCGGAGAGTTACACTCTCAAGAATATCTTTAACTTTCATACTTATTTCTTCTTAGAAATCTTCGCATCCAAGTCTTCATCGCCGGTAGTCATCTTGGCTTCAAGATCCATGAATGCAATGATGGTGTAAGGGTAAAGTTTGTGTTCAAAAGAGTCGTGTACGATTTCACCCATCGAAGATTTAGCGGACTGCTTGAACGTGGTGATGACAGCGTCGTCACAAACACGAACAACAGACTCGGGAAGGACAACTTCCTGATCAAACGGGATCTGGTAGCCACGACCATTGTGACCAATAAATACGTATTCGCCCTGAGTAGGATCGCCTGTCTTGTGGAACACCACTTTCACGCGTCGGTCTTCTTCAGTCATGAGCATGTTCTGATAGTCCGTCAGGATCTTCTGAGCTTCCCCACGAATCAGCTGACCTTTCTCATTTTCGGGCACCTCAAGGCAGTAGTGTTTGAGGAATTTGTACAGTGCGGCATCAGTCTGCTGCACAAAATTTACTTTCTTCATTATTTGTCTCCTTCGACAATCTCTTTAGAGATCTTATCAAAATCAAATTCTTCTTCGACGGGCGATGCTGTAAGTCGAGTTAGCTTCGTGGCAGCGAATAAAATATTCTTGTAGAGCTGCTCAATGATCTGACCTTCAAGGGTCAATCGAGCAGAGAGCCCGACAGCGGCATGCTGCCTTTTTCGAACAGCTCGCGCATAATCCGCATCATCCATAAAGATCTTATCGCCGACCTTTGTGAGAGATGCCGACAAGTGCGTTCCGTTGTTGTGAAACTTTGCGGTAATACGCTCTGCCAAACGCCACTTTACAGGAGCAGCGGACTTTGTTTGAATAACACGTTTGCTATAATTTTTTGTAAAAACAACGTGCCCTTCTTTGAACTGCTTTTTCGCTTGTTTTCGTGCGCCTCGTTCAAGCCACCAGTCTTTAAAAGTTTTAAACATGTCGTCTCCTTTATTAGGGGTGGAGGAGGACCCGAAGATCCTCCTCCGTGAAGATTGTCACTACTAGGCAGTGACTGCGACTTCTGCGCGGACCATCCAAGCCTGGTTGAGAATCACGCATGTCTGCATGGACTTCCAGGAGATGTGACCACGCTGAGCCAGCGGGTCGGAATCGGACGGCTTCGGGTTCACGACCATGGGGGACAGAGAAGTCTGACCCTTCAGGGGCACGATACCGTAAGCGTCACGAGCGACGTACAGGATCGGGTAAACGTCAGAGTTAAGACCGGAGGTAGAGATCATGTCAGGACCGGTACCGGCGGAAGGATTGCCACCAGCATCTTCCCAGGGGGTGATAATGGTGGAGTAAACGCAACGAACACCTTCACAAGAACCGATT